ACAGTTGTATTACCCCCGAGTTAACAAAAAGGTAGTGATCAAGACGCTGTCTATCCCTATTCCAGTATATGTTAATGTGAACTATAAAATAGTTTTAAAATCTGAATACCAACAGCAAATGAATACCATGATAGCGCCATTTATTGCCCGTACCGGGCAAATTAATGCGTTTGTGATGCGTCGAAATGGTCATTTATATGAAGCCTTTATTGAGCAAAACTTTAATCATACTAATAACATAGATAATTTAGCAGAGGATGTGAGAATGTATGAATCAGAGATAACAATTAGAGTGTTGGGCTATCTTATTGGAGAAGGGAAGAGTGATGATCGTCCTCTGGTGATGGTTCACGAAAACGCAGTCGAGGTGACTTACCCCCAAGAAGGCGCAGTTCCTGACGGAAACGATGATTTTTTTCTTTAGTTCAGGAACTCCTTTTGAAATTAAAAATACTATTTAATTAATGATTGCACTATCATTTGCGCATTTTTTAATAAGAGGAATTTAGCATGTCAGTGAAGAATTTTAAATTTGTATCTCCCGGGGTTTTTATCAACGAGATTGATAATTCTTTTATCCCTAAATCCGCCGACGCGATTGGCCCTGTAGTAATCGGACGGTCCCGACGAGGCCTAGCGATGCAGCCGGTTAAAGTCGAGTCATACTCTCAGTTTGTCGAAATGTTCGGCGATACTGTTCCCGGTATGGGAGGTGGAGATATTTGGCGCGACGGCAATTACCAGTCACCCATGTATGGCACGTATGCGGCTAAAGCGTTCTTGAATGCAAACGTAGCTCCTCTTACTTACGTGCGTCTTTTAGGACAGCAGGATGGCAATAATGACAGCTCCAATGATGGCCAAGCAGGCTGGGCTACTTTTAAAACAACGCCAAATCGAGTGCCTATCACGAACGGTGGTGCTTATGGATTGTGGTTGTTTACCTCGGGCGCAGCCAATGGAACAAACCTTGGTACAGGAAGTTTGGCGGCCGTTTGGTATGTTAATCAAGGAACACTTACTTTAAGTGGAACGGTGTTTGGAGGCCTCGCAACCAACTCGCTGGCCAGTTCTTCGGCCGTGCACACCGCTTCCAATGGTGTTATTTTAGGAGCCAGCAGCACAGACGGAACATATCAAATGGTAGTTAGCGGCGGCGATGGCCAAGGCGTTACGGATCAAACCATTTTATTCTCTTTTGATGATACAAAATCTACTTTCGTGCGCAAGGCGTTTAACACCAATCCACAACTTGTTAGTGGAGCGACTTTTTATACTTCTGATTCTTCAAAGAATTACTGGCTCGGACAAACTTATGAACAAGAAATTCGTGATCGGAGCCTCCACACGGGCGCCCTCGGTTGTTTGATGCCGATAGTGGGCCCCAGTAGTGCCACGCCAGCCAATCTCCGCGGAAACGCCTCTACGGAGGGACGCAGTGGTTGGTTTATTAGCCAGGATGTGGGAACCGCTCAAGCGTATGTTCCTTTCAATCAGCAGAAACTATTCCGGCTCGTAGGCCGCGGCCACGGAGAATGGCTACAAGAAAATTGTAAAATCTCCATTGCTAATGTTCGGGCATCTACCACGACCGTTACAGAATATGGCACTTTTTCGGTGATTATTCGGGCCTTGAGCGACACCGACAACGCAGTACAAGTGATGGAGCGCTTTGATAATCTTAGTCTCGACCCAACATCCCCTAATTATATTGCGCGCAAGATAGGAGATTCTTATGCTTCGTGGGATAACACAGAAAGGCGTCTGAAGACCTATGGAGAATACGCCAACAATTCAAAGTTTGTGTATGTTGAGATGAATAATGACGTCGATGCCGGCGCCACCGATCCCACCTTCCTTCCCTTCGGATATTTCGGACCGCCACGCTTTGCCGGGATTTATAATCTTTGTAATACGGGCTCAATGAACGTATCACCTAACTATTGGGGCGGGGCCCCCGCCAAGACCGCCGGATCTGAGCAAGGTACTTTAGCGGCCAACGCCTTTGTGACGGGAGGCTTGGTGCTGCCCAACGGGCCCGGCACCGCCTTCGAACCCGACGCCGAGGACAACGTGCCTGGGGGATTAATTTACCTATCGGGGGGTGCCGGGGTCGCCGGCACGTCGAACGGTGGATGTACAGGCTCTCTAGAATTCCCCGCGGTGCGCTTGCGGAATTCCTCCTCTGATGGCGGCCTCAGCGATCCTCGAAATGCATTTTTTGGAATGCAGACTACGCGCACAGCGACCAGTACCATCCACGATCCCAGCGTCGCCGATTTCCATCGACTATTATACGGTGGGTACACGGGCGGCGGTGGCACCAACGCTACTTCTCCCCTCGGAACCGCCGGTGTGGAAGACTATGCGTATGTCTTTTCACTTGATAATGTAGCAAAGAGCAGCACAAACGTGTTCTTTTATCAGTCGGGGTCTAGAGCCAATGGGACCTCTCAAACGTCGGCATCTTATACCGAACTATTGGACGCTGGTTATGATAAATTCACGAGCCCCTTTTACGGAGGCTTTGATGGATTTAATATTATGAAACCCGATCCATTGTATAACACCGGAATGGCCGCAGCAGCAACCAATTTAAACAGTTATGCGTACTACACTTATAATCGCGCGATTGATACAGTGGCCGATCCAGAAGCCCTCAATATGAATTTGTTGACGGTACCGGGCTTAACACACGATGGCCTTACTACTCACACCATTAGAGTTTGTGAGGAGCGCGGTGATGCATTGGCTCTGATTGATTTGCCCAATGTATATATTCCGGCCGCAGAAGCTTACAAGAGCAGCAAGTCAGCCCGCGTCGGAACCACAGCCGTGCAGGCTGCCACCAACTTGCGCGACCGCCGAATTGACTCTAGCTACGGTTGTACTTTCTACCCATGGCTACAGACTAGAGATGAGGACACTGGAGCCTCCTTGTGGATCCCACCTTCGGTGGCGATGATGGGAGTTCTGGCTTCGTCGGAACGAGCCTCACAGATTTGGTTTGCGCCAGCTGGCTTTAACCGCGGTGGCCTTACTGACGGCGCGGCAGGTATCCCGATTACTAATGTAACGCAGCGATTGACTTCCAAAGAGCGCGACACTTTGTATGAGAGCAACATTAATCCGATTGCCTCGTTCCCATCTAGCGGAATTGTGGTATTTGGGCAGAAGACTCTGCAGGAACGCCAGTCGGCTCTGGACAGAATTAACGTGAGAAGGCTTGTGATTTATATGAAGAAGCAAATTTCTCTTCTCTCGACGCAGGTGTTGTTCGAACAAAATGTGAACGCGACATGGAAGCGCTTCACCGGATTAATCGACCCATTCTTATCTCGTGTACAGACAGATTTTGGTATCACAGATTATCGTCTTATCCTTGACGAGAGCACTACCACTCCCGATCTTATTGATCAGAACATTTTGTATGCGAAGATTATGGTGAAACCAGCCCGGTCCATTGAATACATTGCCATCGACTTTGTTATCATGTCGACGGGAGCATCTTTTGATGATTAAAAGGGGAGAGAATTCTTTCTCAACACTACTTAAGAATAGATTATAGGAGAAATCAAACAATGGCTTTTTGGGTGACACAGATGACGGACCAACTGAAGGATCCGAAACGAAAATTTAGATTTTTGGTAACAATCGGTGGTATCGATACCACCCAGCCCGGCGTTTGGTATGCTAAGACAGTTACGAAGCCGTCCTTCCAAATTAGCGCTGCAGAACACAAGTACTTGAATCATACTTTATATTATCCCGGCTCGGTGACTTGGCAGGATGTGACGTTAACGTTGGCAGATCCGGCCAACCCCGATATGACGGCCACCTTTGCGGATATTATTGAGGCATCCGGCTACGTCGTACCTTCGACGTCGAACGAATTGATGACATTGTCTAAAGGACAATCGGTGTCGGCCCTGGGCAGCATCGAGATCGCCCAGTTAGATGCCAATGGTAACGAGTTAGAGACGTGGACATTAATGAACCCTTGGTTGACGGATGTTAAATATGGCGATTTAGCTTATGGAGACGATGAGCTTACCGAGATTTCTCTAACCTTCAAATACGATTGGGCAACACTGAAGTCCCTACAGTATGGGTCTAGCAGGAAGAGCACTACAAAGTCGGCCGCGGGCAGCGAGTTCCTTAAGCAGACCTCAACCGCCACCGCCAAAGAAGACACCGAGTAGTCCGGAACATAGACATAATTTTTAAACACGAGGTATAAATGTCAAGAAATAGAGAGCGCACTGGAGGCGTTCAACAGCATGATACAAGCCCCCCGCCGCAAGTGATGCAGGACAACGGGGCTGAGAAGGACTTTTCCTTTGTAATCCCCACCGAATTTGTGGAACTACCGTCAGAAGGACGATATTACCCAGAGGGGCACCCTTTGCATGGAGAAGACAGCATTGAAATTAAGCAGATGACCGCCAAAGAAGAAGATATTTTAACTTCTCGGTCGTTACTTAAAAAGGGTGTCGCCATTGATCGTCTTATTAAGAGCATTATTGTAAATAAGAAGATCGATTCAAACAGTTTGTTGGTGGGAGATCGCAACGCAATCTTAATTGCAGCGCGCATCTCTGGCTATGGATATGAGTATGACACCAAGGTCGGTTGCCCCTCGTGTGGCGCCCAGCAGGATTATTCGTTTAGTTTAAATGACGCCGATGTATATACGGGTACTGAACTTACAGCAGATGACGCCGTGGATAATGGCGACGGGACCTTTACAGTTACGTTGCCGCGCATGAAAGCAGATGTAACGTTTAGACTATTAAACGGCACTGACGAAAAGAATCTTTTAGCTCAATTAGAATACGCTCGCAAAAAGCGACAAGAAGAAAATGCCATCACAGCCCAATTACGGCAGATGATTGTGGCAGTTAACGGCAACGAGGAGGCGCAAGCTATTAATTATGCGGTTTCTAACATGCCCTCAATGGATTCGCGCTATTTGCGTCTGGTTTATAAGAAAGCCACACCCAACGTTGATCTCACCCAGCACTTTGAATGTAACGACTGTGATTATGATCAGCCGATGGAGGTGCCGCTTACTGCGGACTTTTTTTGGCCTGACCGATGAATATATGGAGAACGTATATGAGCAGTTCTTCTTTCTAAAATATTCAGGCGGTTGGTCATTTCTAGAAGCATACAACCTTCCCACAGGGTTGCGCAAATGGTTTGTTGAAAGACTTATACAACAGCTAGAAAAAGAAAAGCAGGCGATTGAAGATGCGAGCCGCGGTGGTGGTGGCCGTACCCAGACATTAAGTGTTCATAATCAACCGCCGCGCCCATGAGGCGCGCCCTTTACAAGAGACAAGGTTAACTACCTTGTCTTTTTGCGTTAATAACTAATTATTCTTAGACCACGAGGTATTTGCTTTGCCTATTGATGACAACGACAACAACACCGATGCTGAGGCCGAAAATCAGACCTTAGAAGAAAGGATAGAACTTTTAAGGCAGTTAGCTGAGGAAGGCGGCCGCCTCCACGACATTAAGGAAAAGATTGCGAACCTCAGTGAAGCAGAGTTACAGCAAGTCAAAGACGTATTATCAGACGAGCAAGACGTGGTAAAGGCGGTTGACGCAAGACTCCAGAAAGAAAAGGAGAGCGTCGAAGTTATAACTAAACGTTTGGCGGCCCTCGGTGAAGAACTTAAGATGCTTAAAAGCGCCACGGACTCCGGCGAAGTGCGGCGTCTGCAAGCAGAAGCTTCGTTGGAGGCGATGCAAACAGCTGCCAAATTACGCGATAAACTTGTGAAACAAGGCGTGAAAGAAGCCGACATTCAACAACACATTAAAGACACCCTAGGAGGCCAATTGGTAGCCGCCATGGGAGATCTCAAGGTGCTTGGAGAAAGACAAGCTATTCTACAAAAGGTGGTACGTGCCCAGAGCCAGGTTACTCATCAACTTCAAGGGGGGATTCTAGCTCACAAAGGTGTTGTAGAAGCTACTGTGGCTTGGTCGGCGGCTCTCTCGCAAGGAAACAAAGTCCTAGGAAAGATGCTCGCGATGCAAACCTGGGCCAAACTATCGGATCAAGTAGATTCATATACCAATAAGGTTATTGCTGGTGGCAAATCTCTCCTTTTCCAATTAGATACCCAAACGAAAAGTTTCCAACGTCAAATTCAATTAGGGGACGAATATACCGCCTCTATTAAAGAACAGTTCGTCGCGAATCAAGAATACGGGGTAAGCATAGAAGCCGCCGCTCAAGCACAAACGGTCATGACCCAAGTGGTGACGGAATTTACGACCAAAACTAAAGCTCAACGCGATGCCTTGTCAGACGCCGCACTCACAGCCTCTAGATTGGGGGTTAGTTTAGAAGATTATGGTGCCTCCGTTCAAGCCTCGATGAAAATTTCGGGCCAATCGATGGAGGGCGCGGTCATTACTATGGGAGAATTAGCTGCCACAGCCAGAGAGTTGGGCCGTGACCAGGGACAGTTCGCCGGCGAGTACGCCAAGTCAGCCGGTCAGCTCGCAAAGTTTGGCGATGAAGCCGTTAATTCATTTAAAGAGTTACAACGCACAGCTAAGATTACGGGTATGGAAATGAACAAGATTCTTAATCTTACTAACAAGTTCGATACTTTTGAAGACGCAGCGGGAATGGCCGGCAAACTTAACGCAGCTTTGGGTGGTAATTTTGTAAATGCAATGGACATGATGATGGAGACTGATCCCGTAGCTCGATTTGAATCCGTTCGTAACGCCATCACCGATGCAGGATTGAGCTTTGACACAATGTCATATTATCAGAAGCAATTCTATACTGAATCTTTGGGCCTAGGCGACGTAGGAGATTTGGCAATGATGCTTTCGGGCAACATGGGTGATTTAGCCGGCTCTACTAACAAAAGTGCCGAAGAGCTTATAGCTCAGAAAGAAAGAGCCAAAGGCTTAGTAACCATGCAAGAGCAATTAGAATTAATTATAACAAAAAATTCGGCGCACTTCCTCGAATTTGCCGAGACAATCGCAGAGGTGATAAAATGGGTCTCTGAATCGAAGTTGGTCCTTGGGGGCCTCGTGGTC